AGAACCCAACAAAAGGAGTAGGTGTCCCGTGGTAGATCAAGAAGCAGCTAAGACAGTAATGGATGGTGTCGCCGTTAGTGGCGGCATAGCGTCTTTGGCTGGCTGGCTTCCAGATATTGCTGCTGGGATGACTATTTTGTGGTTAGCGCTGAGAATTTACGAATCAACAACCGTACAAGGGATATTAAAAAAGGGAGAGGAAAATGGCGACACTAAGGATTGATGAAACTGATTATGAGATTGATGAATTGCCTCAAGAAGTACAGGCAAAGGTTGCGCGGATGCAAGAAATCAACGCACAGATCCGGTCTATGAATCTTCAACAGCAGGAATTGCAGACAGTCTTTCAGGCTTATGTCAATTCAATCAAGCAAGACTTAGAACCAGCGGGTGAGCTGGTAGATTAGGATGAAATGGAAGCACTTGACGCGATTGGAACTATCTGGCCGATAGCATTCGGCTTCGTCACGTTGGTCATTGTATTAGCGAAAATGCACAGCGATATCGAGCAGATCAAAGAAAAGATCCGCACCTTGTTTGACCTATTTAACAACAGATTTAAGTAAGCATGAAATTTATTTTAATCATCATGATCGGGTCTTGGGTAAGCCCAGATCGGATAGAATTTGACACCCTGCAAGAATGTGAGATTGCGGCAGAAAAACTAAACTACGGCAAGATAATCACGGCTTGCCAGACAGAAGGAGACGACGATGGGAATCTTTGAATATGTAGAAATGGTGTCAATGGTCATTGCCTGTGCATCTTCACTTGCAGCTATAACACCGACGCCAAAAGACGACGAAATGGTTTCTAAGGTCGGCAAGGCTTGGGCTAAGATCTATAAGGTCGTTGACTTAATGGCTCTTAATATTTTCAAGGCTAAAGATAAATGACTTTTAAGTTCTTCACTAGGGAAGAATTCGATTGCCAAGAGACTGGCGAAAATGAGATGAAAGACGAGTTCATCCATGCGCTTGATGCCTTGCGACATGAATGCGGATTCCCTTTTAAAATAACCAGCGGCTTCAGAAGTGAAAAACATAGCCTTGAAGTTAAAAAACCCAACGGTGGCGGTCAACATACGAAAGGCAACGCTGCTGATATTGCTATTGGTAATGGTGCCCAGCGCTTTATTATCGTTTCTAACGCTATCAGGCTAGGATTCAGTGGTATCGGGATTAATCAAAAAAAAGGATTTGTCCATGTAGACACTAGGACAACGACTCAGGTCATCTGGACTTATTAAATAAAAGGCCCACCGAAGTGGGCCAGTACGCCTTAGGCGCGGGGAGAAGAATCCCCATCATAACACAGACCATCTAAATACCTATCGTCTGATTTGTTTACTTCTTAGTTTGATTCGTTTACTATGTAATCGTTTCAAGACAGGAGAAGACAATGGAACAATCAGAAAGCATCAATGAATTAACGTCTGCGCTTGCTAAGGCACAGTCTGAGATTCGCAATCCAAGCAAAAACACGAAGAACACTTTCTTCAAGAATGAATATGCCGATTTAACGGCTGTTCTAGGCTGTATCAGGCCCGTTGCTAGTGCTAACGGACTTTCATTCATCCAGTCGGTAGAGGCTTACAATGGGAATGTCGCTGTAAGTAGTCAGATTTCCCATGTCAGTGGTCAGTGGGTAAAGCAAGTAGCAAGCGTAGAACTTCCTAAAAGTTCTAAGAATCCGATTCAAGACTTGGGTTCAATTGCGACTTATCTCAAACGATATCAGGCTCAAAGTATGTGGGCAATCTGTGCCGATGAGGACACTGATGCACAAGATTTAGGAATAGAAGATATCTCTGACGAAAAGGTCGCACACCTTGACGCCATGTTAGACGCCACAAAGTCTAGCAAAGAAGCGTTTCTAAAAGTGTACGGTGTAGAGAATTTGAAACGTCTTACTGAATCGCAGTATGAGAAGGCCAAAAAACAACTTCAGCAGAAGAAAGCAAAGCAGGCCGCTCAATGAAGATTCACAACGTCGAGCAAGGCAGTGAAGCTTGGTTTCAGCTACGCCTTGGAGTGCCATCTGCAAGTCGGTTCAAAGACCTTTTGACTCCGACAGGTAAGCCTAGCGCGTCTAGTGAGAAGTACATGCACGAGCTGCTTGCTGAAAAAATGTCAGGGAAAAGGTTTGATTCGTTCGACACCTTTCACATGAAAAGAGGCCGTGAACTAGAACCTGAAGCGGCTAACGTCTTTAGTTTCCAGACCGATTTAATTTGTCGCGAAGTCGGGTTTGTGACCAACGATTCCGAGACAGTTGGTTGCAGTCCTGACAGGTTGATATTTGGCTCAGGTTTAGAAATCAAATGCCCAGCGCACACTACGCATGTTAAGTATCTGATCGACTATCACAAAGATGGTGAAATGCCTCAAGAGTATTACGCGCAAGTTCAGGGAACTATGTGGCTTATGGACTTGGAAGACTACTGGTTTATGAGCTATCACCCAGACCTACCGAATCTAATTATGAACGTCAAACGTGATGACAAGTATATCGCTTTACTTGCAGCGGCGATTGATAAATTGCTGGAAGAACTTGAAACCAATCTAACTCTTATAGGGAGAATATAATGGAATATGACAATCGTGGAAAAGTAAGCCTTTGGAAGAACGACAGAGGCGGCAGCGGCCCGATCCTTAGTGGTAAGGTCGTTGCCCACCGTGACATCAAAGAAGGCGAGACGATTGATATCGCGTTGTGGAAACGTGATGCGTCAGGGAATCAGCCGGTCATGACTGGCAAGATCCAAGACGTTTACAATTCAAGCGCAGCGGCAGACGACGATGACTTGCCGTTTTAATTTCGGTAAGTCTTTAAGACTGGCACAGATCAAGAAGGGGGTGAGTTCGACAGAACTCGCTACCCGTCTTGGGATTACTAAACAGCAAGTCTCGCAGTGGCGTTACAGGGAAGACGCGAAGTTGTCTTTGGTTACTAAAATTTGCAACTGCATAGATATGCACCCGTTTGACTTTCTGGAGTTGAATGATGATTGAAAGACTTTGGCTGGAAATTAAAGCTATTATCGAAGACATCTGGGATGAGCTAACGCGATGAATCCATATTTTCTTGATGGGCCAGCAGTTGTTTCTTTTAGCGGAGGTAGAACTTCTGGGCTTATGCTTTATAAGATTTTGGAAGCTCATGACGGAAAATTGCCAGAAGATGTGGTTGTGATTTTTGCTAATACCGGAAGGGAAATGCCCGAGACATTGGATTTCGTAAATGATTGTTCTACGAATTGGAATGTTCCGATTATTTGGGTTGAAAGATATGCAAATGCTATCCCAGACGTCACGAAAAAATACGGGAAAAAATACTCTTACGAAACAATAATTGTCGATTATGAACATTGTTCTCGGAACGGTTTGCCTTTTGAAGCTTTGATAAAAGCAAAGGCATACGCTCCAAATCCAGTAGCGAGATTTTGTACTGTTGAACTAAAAATAAGAGCTATTTCCGATTATATGAAAACTTATGTTTGTGGAGATGAAGTTTATACTGGTGCTATTGGAATTCGTGCTGACGAAGAAAGACGCGCTCATAAAATGCATGGGACTAAGGAAGGGAAACAAGAAAGATATTTGCCTCTTTGGCTTGATGGAATCACAAAGCACGATGTTTTTGATTTTTGGGAATCTCAAAATTTTGATTTGAATCTTCCAAACAACAACGGTACTACCGACTGGGGAAACTGTGATTTGTGTTTCTTAAAAGGATTTAGTAAGAAGTTATCAATCATTAAGGCTAGACCAGATTTAGCGGATTGGTGGATTGAACAGGAAAATTCTTTGTCGAAAAAAGTTGGTAAGGCAGCTTTTTTTAGAGCAGACCAGCCAAGTTATTCAGAAATGAAAATTATTGCATCAGACCAAGGTTCGTTGTTTGGTTTTGACGACGAAACAATACCTTGCTTTTGTGGAGATTGAGATGAACGGTCAGTTCTGGTTGATTCAAAATCGTCGAGACATCGATAGCGTCTTGAAGTTTTTCCGTAAGTCGTTGGAAGACTGGGACTATGAACGACCTTGTGCTTGGAAGTTGGAAGCATATTCCACTTCAAGGTCTTTGAATCAAAATGCTTTGTTTCATATGTGGTGCGGTGAAATGTCGAGTCACTTTTCTAAGAAAGTTCCCATCACGCCAGAACAAATGAAGAAGCTCATGAAGAATGAGTTTTTAGGAACCGAAGACGTAGTGGTTGGAAGCACGACGATCCCTAACCAGTTAAGGTCTACTAAGTCTCTGGACAAAGGCGAGATGCACTTTTTTATGGAGCAAGTTTTTCACTGGGGTCTTGATCACGGTGTACAATTAACGAATCCAAAAGACAGTGAGTTCCAACGTGCCAGAAACGCTCAGGGCTAAATGTTTGCGACAGTTCCAGCTTTTGCGAAGGCTAGAAGAAGCAGACGACAATGGCTTTTGCGAGT